CTTAACTTTTACGCGGGGCAAAATTTTCGAAATTCAAAACTTTTTAGCCAAACTTTCAAAAAGTTAAGCAATTATTTAAACTATATTTTTAATATGCGGGAAGGTGAAGCAATTTGGAACGTTTTGAGGAATTAAAAAGTTATATTGCGGCATTGCCCGAAGATATACAATCAATATTGTTGCCCGTGTTGCGCGATATTGTTTACGAAGAAGAAATGTTACAGAAATTTCGCGACAACCCGCGCACAAAGACCAACGCGGCAATGAATAAAGCATACAGACAGACAAAACAACTTTACCAAGCCGACATAAAACTTTTATTGTGGCAATTGCGACAGAATGAAACGTCGGCGGCTGATGATTTATTAAATAGGTTGCGTGAATTTGAATGACGTATCTTGAAGAATACAATTATTTAATACAAGGGCGGCACGTGATCGCGGGCTATTGGATAAAAAAAGAGGTTGAAAACCTTATACAAGATTTACAAAACCCCGCGTACATATACGACACAACCGACGCGCACCGACGTATTAAATTTATGCAAAATATGTGCTTGCAAAGCAAACACCCGTATTTCGGTAAACCGTTGGAATTAATGCCGTTTCAATTGGCGTTTTGGGAAGCGTTGTACGGGTTTAAAATGAGCGATACACAATTACGCCGCTTTGTTGAAGCCTTATTGGAAATAGGGCGTAAAAACGGAAAAAGTACAATGCTTGCGGGCGACGGTAATACAGATTTATTCGTTGGCGTTGGCGGTTCGGAAATATGTTGCGCAAGTAACGACGACCGACAAGCCAAATATATATGGCGTGAAATTGCGGGTATGCGGTCGCGCCTTGACCCCAAAAAAGCAATTACAAGCCAAAACTTGGTTGAATTGCGAAACGAGTATAAAAACATTATTGTTTCGCGTATGTCAAGCAAGACACAAAACAAGGACGGCGGCAACTATACTAAAACATATCTTGACGAAGCGCACGACATAGATGAAGAAAACGGCAACAGCGAAATTGCCGAAGCGTGTTGGCGTGGTATGTCAACAAAAGACGACCCGTTATTTATTACGTGTACAACGCAAGGTTTTTCCCGTGACGGTTGTTATCTTGACAAGAAAATTGCACACGCAAAAGCCGTTATTGAAGGCGAAAAAGACGATATACATTTTTTACCGTTTCTTTTTGAGCAAGACAACGAACAAGAAATTTGGATCGACGAAAGCAGTTGGGAAAAGGCGAACCCGTCTTTACGTTACGGCGTTAAAAAGTATTCAAAATTACGCCGCGACGTTGAACTTGCCCGCACCGATAAAGAAGCGCGTTTACACTTGCTTTGCAAAGATTTTAATATCAAGCAAAACAGCGCGCAAGCGTGGTTACGTTCCGAAGATTTTATGTATATACAAGATAAAAAGAGCCTTGAAGATTTTCGCGGTTGTTTTTGTCTTGCGGCGTTGGACTGTTCTCAAACAACCGACTTGACAAATTTAAAATTGTTGTTTATGCGTCCAAACGACAATACAAAATATATATTTAGTCATTATTGGATACCCGAAAGCAAGTTGACCGACAGCGCAGACAAAAGCGCGGGCGCACGATACAGCGAGTGGGCGCAACAAGGTTATATTACAATTTGCGGCGGTAGTATTATAGATTTAACCGAAGTAACGAAGTATATTGCAGAACTTAAAGAGCAATACAACATACGTGTTTTTAAATGCGGTTACGATAAAGCATACGCCCGCGAGTTTGAAAAGAGTATTGACGAGTTAAACCCAACAATTCGCGAGCCGATAAACCAAAAAATTATGTCAACGCCAATGAAATGGGTTGAACGTGACTTCGAAAATCACGTTATAAATTACGGCAACAACCCCGTTGACGCGTGGTGCTTGGGTAACGCTTGTTGTTATATAGACGGGCACGAAAATTACAGTTGCAAAAAATCGCAAGTAAACAAACGAATTGACGGCGCGGTGGTATTTATAATACTTTACGCAACGTTATTAAAATTTAATTCGGAATTTCAAAACGTTATTAAATAGAAGGTGATTAAAACGGGCTTTTTTGATTTATTTAAACCGAAAGAAAAAGAAAATAATAAACAGGGCTTGCACTATGCGCCGACAATGACAGGCGGCACGCCGTTTTATACGTCGTTTGGCGAAAGTGTTTACGCTTCCGATATAATTGTACAATCAATACGTTGTAAAGCGAATGAGTTTAAAAAACTTGATCCGCGACACATAAGGACAACGGACGGGGCGCAAACGGTTATAAATGACAGTAGTATTGCACGCGTATTGCGTCGCCCCAACGCTTATATGACAACGGCGGACTTTTTAGAAAAAATAACAATACTTCTTGAATTAACAAAGAACGTGTTTATTTATCCGACGTGGTACAAGACAAAAGGCGGCGAAAGATATTATACGGGGCTTTATCCGTTGAAGCCGTCTGAAGTGCAATATTTAACCGACTCGGCGGGCTTGCTTTATATCAAGTTACGATTTGCGAACGGTTACGAAGTTACGTTGCCCGCTGATAGCGTTATACATTGGCGTAAAGATTACGGCGTAAACGATTATTTCGGCGGCGGTATGTTCGGCGGTAATGATAACGCGGGGCTTTTAACAATGTTACAGCGTTACGACCAATTAACGCAGAGTATAGCGAAAGCCCTTGAAATATCTTGCAACGTAAATGCCGCGTTAAAGGTATCAACATATTCGGAAACCGACGCGTTAAAGAAAAAGCGCGAAGAATTTGAAGCAGATATAAAAAATAATAAATCGGGCTTGCTTGTAATGGACTTGTCAAGCGAATTTATAAATATACCGCGCGACATAAAACTTGTTGACGCTGAAACGCTGAAATTCTTTTATGATACGATTTTACGCGCCAACGGTTGCAGTTTGCCAATACTTAACGGCAATTATACAAAGTCGGAAAAAGAAGCATATTACGAACACGCTTTGGAAGCAGATATAAAGAGTTTAGGACAAGCAATGTCACGCGTTATATTTAGCGATCGTGAAGCGGGTTACGGTAACGAAATTGTATTGTACCCCAACAGCATTACTTTTATGTCAATGGAAAACAAATTGACGGCGTTACAAGTCGGCTTGCCCGCGGGTATCTTTACAAAGAACGAAGCCCGCGAACTTTTAGGCTATGCGCCTATTGAGGGCGGCGACGTAATGCCGCGAGGATATAACGAAGTTGACGCAACAGGCGACGACGAAAGCGAGGTAATAAAAAATGAATAAAAAAAGAAATGATTATTTTTTGCAACGTGGTTTTACGGCACAGTTCCGCGCGGGCGGGGCTGACGACGAAAACGCGGGGCATATTGTCGAAGGTTTGGCGGCGGTATGTGAACAGGAAACACACATTGCCGACGTTTTCGGCGAATTTGTAGAGGTTATACGCAAGGGCGCATTTTCCGAAACAGATTTTGACGACGTACGACTTTTAGTCAATCACGACTTTAACGGCATAGCACTTGCGCGAAGCCGCCGTAATAACAAAAGCGACAAGCCGAATACAATGCAACTTTGGGTTGATGATAACGGCGACGTAAATATTAAAGCAGACCTTGACACGGAAAACAACGAGCAAGCCCGCGCCCTTTATTCGGCAATAAGCCGCGGCGATATGGACGGAATGAGTTTTTGTTTTTACGTTTCCGAAGAAAATCAGCGTTGGCACGACCGCGACGGCGTAAAGGTACGCGAAATTTTAAAGGTTGACAAGGTTATTGAAGTATCAGCCGTTAATTTCCCCGCATACGGGGGAACTAACATAGATAGTCGGTCATTGGATAGTGACCGCCGCGCGTTGGATAATGCGCGCGCCGTGTTGGATAACACAGCAAAAACAAAGCCCGATTACAGGGCAAACACTTTAATTATTATGTATAAAAAGGATGGTAAAACAAAATGAAAAAGAGATTAGAAAAACTTTTAAAGGCAAAACAGGAACAGCGCGACACGCTTAATAAGTCGTTGATTGAATGCGAAGACAGAGAGCAACGCGCCGCAATTGGTGAAACCCTTAAATCACTTCGCGACGAAATCACAGAAATCGAAAATATGATCGCAGAGGCTGACGAACCCGCAAACGACGGCAACGGCGACGGTGAAGGTGCAAGCGCAAACCCCGACGGTAACAACAGAGGTTTAAACCCCGTTGCAACTATGACAATGAGAACAGGCGCACCCGCCGCAAATGTTGACCGTTACGATACCGAGGAATACAGAACCGCATTTATGAACTTTGCTTGTCGCGGTGTAGCAATTCCCGCAGAGTTGCGCGCAACAACCGCAACAACCGACGTAAGCGCGGTTATTCCAACAACTATACTTCACGAAATCATTAAGGAAGTAAAGTCATTTGGTAACCTTTATGCCGCAGTTCGTAAACTTAACGTACAGGGCGGCGTGCAAATTCCTATTTTGTCACTTAAACCAACAGCAACTTGGGTTGGTGAGGGTGCAAGCGACGCACAAAAAGTCGAAGCGAAAACTTCTATTTCGTTTAGTTATTTCGGGCTTGAATGCAAGATTGCACAAACTTTGCTTGCAAGTGTAACAACCCTTGAAATGTTCCAAAATCTTTTTGTACCCCTTGCAACCGAAGCAATGGCAAAAGCCCTTGACATTGCAATTATGAACGGTACGGGCGAAAATCAGCCGTTAGGAATTACAGTTGATGCCCGCGTTCCTAAAGCAAATATAATTACTCTTACAGACGAAGAGTTTAAGTCTTGGTCGGCTTGGAAAAAGAAAGTATTCGGCAAAATGAAAAAGGCGTACCGCAACGGCGTTTTCTATATGGCACAGGGCACTTTTGACGGCTATATTGACGGTATGGTTGACAGCGTTGGTCAGCCTATTGGACGCGTTAATTACGGCATTGACGGCGCGGAAAATTACCGTTTCGGCGGCAAGGTAGTTGACAC